AGGTGGTGGTAATCGCGGAAAAGCAAGTGAGGAAACCAGACAAAAGAATAGTGAAGCAACCAAGGGAGAGAATAATCCTATGTATGGAAAAAAACATAGCGATGAAGCAAAACAAAAAAATAGAGAATCGAATATCGGGAAAAAGCAGAGTGAGGAAACCAAACAAAAAAAGCGAGAAGCAATGAGTGGTGAGAAAAATCACAATTATGGCAAACCAATGAGCGTTGAAACCAAACAAAAGCTGAAAGAAGTAAATCTTGGAAAAACTCACAGTAGCGAAACCAGAAAAAAACAAAGAAAAGTAAAGCTTGGTGAGAATAATTGCTCATCAAAAAGAGTATATCAATATGATCTCGATGGCACCTTTATCAACTCATTCGGATCAACAGAAGAAGCGAGTCGGTATCTTAAAATTTCAGGGTCATCTATTAGAGCATGTGCCCGTGGAGAATATAAAACGGCATATGGTTTCAAATGGTCGTATACAAAAATATGAAAAGCTTTGACAATATGTAAAAGAAAGTCTCATAAATCCCAAGGAGCGTGTATATTGACACTACACGGTATAACAACTCGTTCATTTGATTATAATATTAACTCCTGATTATGCAGTCAACCATGAAGATGCATGTGGTGAAGCGCAATGGCACTCTTGAGCAAGTGTCTTTCGACAAGATTATGACACGTATCCACCGTCTCTGTTGGCCAGAAGGTGCCAGGCCTACTCTAAAGGGTTCGAGGCCGCAGTCAGGTTTGACTGTTGACGTAAGCCGCATTGTAGGAAGCATTTGCGCCTCGATTGTTGACGGAATCACTACCGCTAAGCTCGACGATCTTACCGCCGACAAAGCTGCTAGTTTGACCACCGTGAACCCTGATTACGGCATTCTCGCTGCTCGTATTGGTGTGTCAAACCTCCAGAAGCAGACGAGCGAATCTATCGTTGATACATATGGGAAAATGAACCACCTACTGAATGAAGACTTTCGTCAGGACATCCAGGAGTATGGTCAAGAGTATCAGAAAATCGTAGACTACAACCGCGATTTTGATTTTGATTACTTTGGCTTCATGACAATGATGAGGATGTATCTGACCAAGGTGGATGGCAAGATCGTAGAACGCCCTCAGCACACATATTTGCGCATCGCGGTGGCTCTCTGGAGGGGTGACATTGCCAAGGTGAAGACCACCTACGATGCGCTGTCTCTCCGGAAGTTCACGCATGCGTCTCCGACGATTTTCAATGCTGGGCTGAAGCACGCCAACCTTGCTTCTTGCTTCCTGGCACACGTCCCAGATTCCCTTGGCGACATCTTCAAGGTCCTCGGGGATTGTTCCCAGATGTCTAAGCACGGAGGAGGCATCGGCCTCAACATCTCTGATATTCGCGGAAGGGGGAGCAGGATTGCAGGCACCAACGGAGAGTCCGACGGAATTGTTCCGATGCTCCGGGTGTTCGATGCTACGTCTGCATATGCCAACCAGGGCGGTCGTCGCAAGGGTTCCTTCGCTATTTATCTCGAGCCCCATCACCCCGACATCATGGACTTTTTGATGCTTCGTAGGAACCAGGGGGAAGAGTCTATCCGCGCCAGGAACCTGTTTTACGCAGTGTGGCTGAACGACCTCTTCATGAAGCGGGTGGAAGCCGACGCAGATTGGTCCCTCCTGGACCCTAGCGAATGTCCCGGTCTCTCCGATGTGTATGGCGACGAGTACGAGAAGATGTATGTGGACTATGAGACTCGTGGTATGGCCAAGCAAACCGTAAAAGCCAGGGACGTCTGGAACACCATGATTATCACACAGATCGAGACCGGTCTACCATACGTTCTAAACAAGGACGCGGTCAATCGGTCTAATATGCAGATGAACGCCGGAGTCATCAAAGGCTCTAATCTCTGCGCGGAAATCCTCGAGTATTCGTCGAAGGACGAGACCGCGGTATGTGTCATCGGGAGCGTCGTTCTTAAAAATTACGTGAAGAACGGTAAATTCGATCTTGAGGACATGCGCCGACACGTGAAGATCCTCACGAAGAACCTGGACAAGTCTATTGACATCATGTCTTACGCGACCAAGGAGGCCAGGAACAGCAACATGCTCCGCCGTCCGGTAGGTGTTGGAGTTCAGGGGCTCCAGGATGTGTTCTTCAAGCTGAAACTGCCGTTTGACTCGCAGGAGGCGCGTGACCTCAATAGGGAAATCTTCGAGCATATCTATTTCGCGGCCGTAGAGTCGTCTGTCGAACTCGCGGAAATTCACGGACCCCATCCCACGTTCGAGGGATCTCCTGCCAGCCAGGGGAAGATGCAGTATCACCTGTGGGGTGCCACCCCCAAGAGCAATCTCGACTGGGCCGGGTTGGAGAAGCGCGTCAAAAACGGAGTTCGCAACTCGCTGACAACCGCGCTGATGCCGACCGCGAGCACCGCGCAGATTTGCGGAAGTGTCGAGGCCTTCGAGCCCATCACGTCTAACATTTACTCCAGGCGGACGCTCGCAGGTGAGTTCCCCGTGGTGAATTCATACCTTGTGCGTGACCTTATCGAGCGCGGCACTTGGTCCGAGGCCATGAAGAATAAGATTATTGCCAACAACGGATCCGTCCAGCGGGTAATTGGTATTCCTGCGGAGCTCAAAGCGGTGTACAAAACCGCGTGGGAGATTTCTATGAAGACGGTGATCGACTTGGCAGCAGACCGTGCGCCATTCGTAGACCAAACACAATCCATGAACCTTTTCCTGGCATCCCCGTCTCTGAAGAGTGTTTCCAGTATGCTTTTTTATGGATGGAAAAAGGGCCTTAAGACAATTTTGTATTATTTGAGGAGTCAACCTTCCTCTAATGCTATTGCGGTGACTGTCGAAGAATGTTTGGTTTGTAGTGCCTGATGTTTTCGCTTAAATAAATATATTTACATTGTGTAAAGATGAGAAAATTACCCCACTGGACAATAGTAGCATTCGCGATAGCAGGTCTTGCCCTGGGAATCGCGACGGGTACGATAAATAGGCACATAAACGTTGCGATTCATAAGAAATTCCCCAAGGACTGTCACGCGGTTACTGCGCTGTCTCTGGTCATCCAATTCGCCGTAATGATGGGTGGGTTGATACTCGCTGCCACGAACATGCCTTATATCACTCCTGATGATCTCGGCGGCGGCGTAGCATCTTTCGCGTTTGGCAACCTTTATTTTACAAGCCAGGTACATTTCGTCCAGGAAATAAACAAATTCGTAGATAACAAGTTCGACGGATTAGAGAGATACAAGTAAATTAAATAAAATAAAATATTATCGAATATAAATGTCAGATGATAATGACAACGAAGTCGAACTTAGCCCCGGCTTTTTCGATTTAAATAACCCAAATAATGATGACGATATAGACGAGATAAGCAAACTCGTCCCTGACAAAATAAACGTCGAAAATGCCAATAGCAATAATACTAAAAACTTCGTTATAGAGTTTTTCACCCTAATGATTTTTAATACTACCAATGCTGACAAGCCCTGTGGCTGTGATGGAGGCGGGTGGTCTAGAACGTCTACGTATTAGTTGATCAAAGAACGTTTTGTCGATACGAAAGTAAATCTTATCGATAAAATTAAAGCACATGAAAATCACGTCCGCGGGCGACAACCTTGATACGTCGCCTTCTGTGTAGGATACGTCGCGGCCGCTTCCTGTTTCCAGCGTGCCTGTTGGAGTTGTATATAATCTCCCGTATACCCTGGTGCAGCTGGATACGCCCCTGGTCCGTCGAATGTTTTGTTAACTGAATTGTTTGGAACCGCCCTAAACGTCAACGCGCAAAGGAAAGTATTATCCACACCGTTGGTATTGTAGAGTGAGCCATCTGGCCGTTCTATTCTAAATGTCAATTTTTGGAGCTTGCCTATCGGGTGAAATGGTTTTATAGGGATAGAAGAAAAACTGTATCTCGCCTCGGCAAATCCGTAGCCGATAATGTTTACAATTCCAACACCGGCCGTCGAAGGCTCCCCAATGCGATCGCGATAAATCAGAGTCTCGAGTTCTAGGCACCTGATCTTTAGATACCTAGCGCCCCTGATGTTAACGATTCCGGGTGAAACGAGATTGTTGCCAAAGGCTCCTGACACTACGTCTACAGAGAAAAGTTGCCCTGGGAATACGGTCGCCCCGTTTATTTGCACGTAAGACCCTGCGACTGCCGGTAGATTCGGTTCCGAGTGCCATAGACTCGTACAGTACGTGCTGGTTGTGCCCGACGCCGCCGGGGTGAATTCTACATAATATTGTTGGCCTTGTACAAAATTGCTCACCACGGTAAGACCGGTCGTGACAGATGGTGTAAGGTCATTGTTTATTGACGTAATGTTTCCAGATGCGATCGTCGCGTTTGTCGAACCATTTTTTATTGCAAGGTTTACGACAAAAGGGTCTCCCACTGGCGCAGTTCCAATGTCCCTGAAGTAAGCACTAATCGCGGATGGAACTCCGGCGGCTTGGGCAACGAAGTATTGTCGGAGAGTCTGGCCTGTATAAATTCCAGAATAAGACGTGTCATCCCCTGGTGGGAAGACACCGACGAACGTATTTTGCTGCACGCCAGATACGGTAGTCTGTGTGGACAAGAAAACGTTAGAGGCCCCGTTCGGGAAGTTTGTGCTATATCCCGGGACAACCGAATAGGTAGTATTATTTATATTAACAGGGTCGTCAAACCCTATCGTCGACTTGATCGTACTCTGGTCTCCTAGGAGCGTAAACGGTCCGGACGATGTTATGGTCATTTTGTTAGAAATTTCAGATGGGTTGGTCGTGGGGCTCACTCTAAGAGTCACCGTGTCGTTGAACGTATTGGATGTTTCCTGCAGCGCCCTGTTCATCTCGTCGACCAGTTGGGGAAAGTTGTAATCCCCAGGCGTTATGTTGGCCGTTCTGATATTTCCTGCTACGTCCTGTTGCCACGTATTTATGTTCGTCGGCTGGTTGATGGCATACGTGAAAGAGCACTCAGTTTCGTCTATAAGATAATCGGTTCTTGGGATAGATGCTTGGAGGACCTCAAACTTGACAATGTTTTTGAACTGACTGTTGAAAGTGACTTCGTACTCTGCCGCAGTGGGGTACGCCGCCTTGTCGCGTTTGGACGAATCTGCGATGAATATATACGTGTCATCTACGCCGAACTTTGATATAGTCTCCACGTCGTCCATTTTGTATACTAGTTTATAATATTTTACTTAAATTATTATAAAAATATGTGTTTAATAATATAACACGAAATGATGCTGCAAATACTAGAAAAAACCCCCGGGCTTTTTTTCACTGCCTTACTCCTCGCATTCGTGATCGGCACGATGGTAGATTCCGTGCTAGATGCCAAGAAAGAAAACGAAAAACCCAAAGCGTAAAAATAATATTTTGCGTATATATACACACATGAAATTCGTTCCAAGCAACCCCGTGGTCTTTGTCCTCGTGATCATCGCGTTCTTCGCCACCGGCATGCTCTTTGGCAAGATGTTCGGCAAGAAGAAGGCCGAGAAGTTCGACTCCGAATACCAAGGAGAATTTGACACTCCCCAGCGCATGGCATCAGGCCCCAAGGTGCTGCCCCCCGTGCCCGAAAATAAAGGCGTAGTTTCCGGCGACACCTGGTGCCGTAAGTTCAATTGTTGAATAGTACCATAAACATTCGTTTTGTCGATACAAAGATTTGTGTGACAAAAAGAACATGTGTATAGGAAAAATGAGCATATTTTTATATTACGATTAGTATCAAATGTCTACCGAACCCATGCGCCCCCGAAACATGAAAGAGATGCAATACGAACTGCTAGAAGAAGGACGTCTGTCATACGAAGACGCGTATACCCTCGACCTGGTCACGAAAAACAAAATCCCATACGACGAGTACCAGGAGCTTATAACTGATAGGAGGAATCACCACAGTCGTATGATGAGGTTTGCCGTCCAGGTGGGGATCTCTGGGACAGTAACCGCGTTTACAATCGCGATGCTGGCTATAGGGAAACCCGAGGGTGTTTATCTGCCGGTGTTGACTGGCATCCTCGGTTACTGGCTCCCTGCCCCAGAATACGCTAAACTGAGAACGGCTAAACCCCCCGCCCCCAAGACATCCCCGTCACCCCCGGCGACATCCCCATCTCCAACAGCG